TGAACATTTCAGCTCTTAGACGCTCCTCCACACCGATGGATTGTGTCCTCCTAGTGGATAGATACTTTAGGAAACTTGAGATGCCTGTGCCACCTAGGACACCTGAGAGGATTAGCAACCAGTTGCGATCATCCATTAGATACCCCTCCATAGTCCTAGATTTACTTCCCAATGTTCACTGGTAATAGTATGCCCGATACGACTGATTAGGTAGATTTCCTGAAGCGTGGTTCCACCCGCTGAGAACTCAACCTGCATCGGATAGCAGATGTCTTTATCAACTATTGTGCTGAGAGTGCCGTCACGGCGAACCGCTGGAACAGATACTGACTTCACTGAGCGAGGGTTAGCAGCTGCTGAAACCTGTGATGCCCATGCACCGAGAGTTCCTAAACCTGAGGTGTTCCAAAAATTGACTTCGAAGTCCTGAGCCTGACGGCCATAATTAATTACAGAAGTCGAATTAGTAGATGTGGCAGTCGCTAGTGACCCAGTTTCAGTTACCTTGACCACGTTAGTGATGTCATCTGAGTTGTATGAATAGTCAATAGCGTCCATGCAATAGTGATTTGCACTTGAGCTGTGCACGTTAGAGATTGTAGGGTTGCTACTGCTCCAGGTAGTTCCCTGAGCGGTGTTGATGTCTACCCTAGTTTTCCAAGTGCAACCTGCCGAGGTGTTAGCCCAGAACCAACCAAGTTCGGCATCGAGCAACATGTTTAGAATGTCCCCCGAAATAACCTCCACCTCGAAATAGTCATTGGCAGCTGTAGAACTGCCACCACTTCCAACCTGATTCCAAGCCACTCTAGTGTCTACTGCTCTTACAGCGTTCTCTAGGTTATCCATAACAGTTCTAAATGACTTAGCCGTAGCAGTTCCCGTAATGCTGAATGATGACAGTCTGGTGTTTAGAGCAATACGAGTCTGGTCATAAGCGGTGATGGTTATTTCAAGTTTCTTAGCAGTCGCAACATAAGCCATCGAAACATTCTGGATGTAACCGTAAAACAGCGTGTAACCGTCAGCAATAATTTTGAATGGCATATTCGATTTGTATTGAGGTGTGCCAACTAGATCAGCGAGGCTTTTTTTCATCAGTTTGACAGTTGCAGTGCCAACACTAGGACGAGCGAACACGCCCTCCTCAATGTCTATACCTCGGTCAATGTCTACCTCAAAAGAATCGCAACGAAGTTCAGTCCAAGAATCCTCGGCGTATTCGTATTGGATACTGATGTCAGTCTTTATATCGAACGGCATTAGCTAACCAGATACTTTCGACCTGTTTTCTTTTCAAGAGTTTGAATCTCACGGATGATGTCCGAGGCACTAATTACAGCTTTGTTTATGTTAATTTCATAAGTCGCATTACCTGCTATAGATGACTGCACTTGAGCCTGAGCACCAACACCATAGATCTGACCCCTAAGTCCGAGAATCTCAGACAACTTACCTGGAGACTGCAAGAGGGTTCTAGCAACAATGTTTCCCTGAGCAGGACCCATGGCAATAATTTCGTTGATGAACGATTCATCTGCACCCTTTCCACGTAACTTGCTTAGGTTCTCAGCGAACCCCTTAGCAGCTGTAGCAACACGCTTTAGTTTCCCAATTAGGAAGTCAGGGTTAAAGATAGAGTTCTCATCCTCACCTCTAGTGCCAAACGCTAAACCAATAGCATCACGGAACTTCTCAGCTGTGGACTTAACCCTGCCAATCTCTTTGTCCAAAGCCTCACGGACCTTTTCAGCGACCTCTCGAACCTCTTTAGAGAGACCCTTCCAAACCATTTTCTTGTTCACAAAGATAGCGTTCAAACCAAAGTCAATGGTTACTTCCTTGCCCTTAAACCTGGCGAGAACATTTTTCATCTCTGTAGTGATACGAGGATCAGACAAAGTCCGCTTCAATGCTGAATCCCACATCCCAGTAACTGGATCTCTAAAGCCTCTGTTAAGGTTCAAGAATGTCAGTTGGTTTGAGTTAGTCGCATTATCTTGAGCGTCAGCATATTCATTAGCACTCTCACTTGCCGCTAACCACATAGCACCAAGAGTTGCGACAGCAACCACAAGAGCACCAATACCGGTCGAGATGATTGCAGTCCTCAAAGCGACTGTCTCAATCTTTGCCAGTTTAGTTGCCAGTTCATAGGCTTTGACAGCAAATGTAACAGCAAACCAACCAACCTTTAGAGCGACCAAACCAGCAACAATAGCAATAATTACGTTGGCATTCTGAATTAGGAAACTTGTAGCGTTAGTAATCAGTTTACCGATGACACCAAAAATGTTAGCGATGCTCTGCAAGTTTGACTGACCCTCATCACTGGATAAATACTCTGAGAACTCTTGTATTGCTGGCAACAAAGTCATACCAATGGTTTCCTGAAGTTCTCCAAAGATAATGCTGATTTTCTTGTAAGGATCATTGTTAGCTGCAGTTTCAGCTGCACCCTCAAAAGTCTTATTTAGTCGCTCCATGTAGTTGCCAGTCACGTCAATACCTGGAATAAGTTTCTTTAGTGAGGTGGTGTTACCTGTATAGGCTTTAGACAAAGCACCGACAACAGTGCCTAAGTCTTTACCTGTTCCAGCCGAAACATCCAAAGCCGTGTCAAGTAAAGCCTGACCACCAGCAAGAGAACCTGTCGCTCTGACAGCCTGAGCTAACGCTGGACGAAGTTCATCGTCGAGCACCGCAGCTGAGAGCTGTGTTTTACGGATGTAACTTTCAGCAGACTTGATAGCAACATCACTTGCACCAGTAGTGTTTTTCAGAGCGTTAGACAAAAGTGCCTGGCTCTTGATGTCCTCAGATGCAGCTTTAGCAGATTCTTTCAGAACCCTAGTCAGAGCTGCGAAACCAACCGCTAAACCAGCTGCACCAAGTGCTCTATTCAAGCCACGTCCAACATTGTCGGCAGTTCTCTGAAACTTCTTTAGATCAGCAGATACCGCAGCTGTAGTCTTAGAGAGTTTATTGTTACCAATAAAATTGACGACTAGGTTCTGAGCCATTACTGTTTCGCTTTCAATGCTTCAGTGATTGCCCTAAACTCACGGAGAGTAACCGCTCTAGTGTCACTGAGGGACATCCCTGCATAGACAATCATAAACGCTACTCTTTCCGCCTGTTGGTCGGCAATTACTCTTTTGGGTCGGATTCACCTGTGAACAGTTTGTTAGCCTCTGATAGTGGAATACTGCCAGCCTGTTCCAAAGTGAATGATGGATCTTGTCGTTTCTGCATGATGTAGATAATGGCTTTAAGAGCTTTGCCCTTAGCCTGTCCTGCATCAAGTAACTGGTCGATAGATGAACCGGTAATCAGTTCAATCTGCTCAACCTCATCGAGGGTTAGTGATTCGAAGTCGAATGTCTGGGTGGTCATTATTTTGCTCCTGGTAGTTTGTCAATGGTTTCTCGCATGAGTTTCTCATAGTTTTTGAGGATCTCATCTTGAGTATAACCTAGAGCCTCGCTAAAAAACGGTTGCGGTTTGATGCCACGGTAAGTGCCAGGTCTAAGAGTTCCTCTGTGACTGCTGGATACAACTTTCCAACCCCAGTGAATAGGGTTAGCATACGGAGCCATCTTTCCACCAGCCTGAACACTCGCACCATACTGAGTCCTACGAGGACGAACAGTGGATGCTAGAGTTCCAGTCTTTACGGGTATGAGAGGTCTCGCAGCTGCAATCAGAATCATAGAGGCTTGATAGCCTGGCTCAGTTAGAACTTGACGGCTTGCACCGAGTTCCTTCATTGCCTTGATTGTAACTCCGAGACCCTCAACAGATAGCCCCGCACCTTTTCCAAGGTTGGTCATTCTAGAGACTAAGCAGTGGTCTTTAGAGTAACACCGTAGTAAACCGGTGGAGTTGCAGATGGAGTGTGAACAGCGTTCTTTACAGTTAGCATCACAGAGAACTTCACAATGTCACCGCTGTTTAGGCTTAGAGGAGGCAGTTCATCAAAGATGACAGTTCCGGTGTAGTGAGGCTGAGATGCTGAAGCAGTAGCGTTACCATTAGGTGCAATGGTGAATGCAACTTCAGTTCCGAAGTTAGCCCATAGGATTCTGTAAAGTGAAGCTGCATCGCCTGAGGTTACACCGTCAAGTTGTAGTTTCCACTCACCACCTGTTCGAACCTCACAAAAAGTTCGCACATCACCTGGTGCATCATTGAGTGTAAGTTCTACTAGGTTGGCATCGCAGTTGTATTCCGCTGAAGCGATTTTGAATGAGATGTTTGTTGCTTTGATTCTGGTTGATGAAGGCATCAGTTTTCCTTTGTTAGAGTGTTAGAGATAAGTCAAGGTTTAGATCACTGGCAAGATACTCAGCGTTATTAGCTGCCAAACGATATGGCGGGTTCACTTGGTTGAGCACAACGTAACCTAATGGAGTGAGAGCCGAAACAGTTTGAGCAATCAAAGCATCAAGAGCCTCAGTTGCCTCCTCATTAGTTGCAGTCATAGCAACCATAGTCAAGGTCAAACCAAGTCGGTATTCTCGACCTACAGTTTCAGCAACCAGATACGGTGAGCCAGGAGACATAATCACAATAGGTGGAACTATACGCTCTGGAACATAGTCCAAAACCTCTATCCCTGCATTCTGCAAGTCAAGAGCAAGTTCCGCTTTAGATGCGGTTATTTCGTTGGTCACAGTCCGGGTCCTGTAAACGGTAGAAGCATCTCTCTAGCTGCATTCATCGGGTCTTTCGCAATGCGAACAGTAGTCCCAAGGTCAGCGAACTGAGCGACACCATTTGGAGCAGAGCGACGGTGGAACAGTTCAGACGCACATGACAGAATCGCTGAATCCAGAACATCACCTGGCACACGGGATGAACCCACGAACTTGGCGACCATCTGATTAGCAGATGCTAAACATGAGTCCACGAATGTTGAGACCTCTTTAGTCCCTACATACGATCTAAACTGCTCCACCGTTACTGCCATGAGTTATTAGGCTCCAGTGTTCAACTTGACGATTGCACCCTCAAACGGAACAGCGAAAGCTGCATAACCGTAAACAGAGTAGAAGTCGCTCAAAGTTGTTACATCTGCAGTTGATAGACGAACAGGTGCACCAGCTGACTCGTAAGTAGTCAATGCTAGAGAGTTAGCCATGTAAGCAGTCTTAGCATCTAGAGCAGGGTCCACGATAATTGGCAAGCCGAATACTGAACCACGAAGTCCAGCAATGTCTGCTCCACCAATGTTGTTGAAACCAGCACCATCCTGTAGAACTACTGGACGACCAGCAGTGTCCACGATACCAACTAGACGCTTGTAAGCAGTAACACCAGCAACAATGAACTCAGGTGATAGACCTGTGTTTGTGTAGATGTAAGCAGAACCGTCAGCGATACCACCAGCAACAGCAGCTGCAGTTAGAGCCGAGATGTCGTAGGTCTTACCAGTCCAAGTTAGAGCTGCAAGAACAGCAACGAACTCAGTGTTCATTTTCTTGGCGTAAGCCAATGACATTGCCTGGAATGCTACATCTAGGTAGTTCACAGTTGAACGCTCAACAGCTTGCTTTGACAGTTTGACGTAACCACCGTAAGTGTTGACTGAAACTGAAACAGTGCTTAGAGCAATGTCGCCAGTAGATAGAGCTGCGTTTTCTGCAGACTGCTTGCCGACAGCAATGGTGTTGGTGTTGATCTTTGCGTATTCGACGCTTAGACCGGTTGCAGGTAGAGCACTAGTGCTGAATGCAGCAAGAGTTGGACGACCTGAGTTGATTAGGCTATTTACAAAGCCTACGAATGCAGGACGTAGAGCAACGTCTGCTGATGTAGCTGCACGGAACAGTTCAACAGCATCGCTGTCGCCTGATACTAGTGCCTTTGCGTATTCACCCTGAGAGCGGAACTTGCCCTCGGTTGAAACGCTGATTGCTGGAGTCTTTACCAATTCAAGTTCTCTGCGGATTTCAGCCACTTCGTCTTGAACAGCACGGACGTCCAATTCCATGTTTTCAGACATGTTGGTTTCCTTTGTTCGGATTGAATCCGCTACCACCTCGGCAACGGTTGCTTCCTCACGAACCTCGGCGACATTAGCACCTTGGAATGCGGGAAAACTAACTAGTGAAACCTCTTTGAGATCCACTAAAGTTCTGGTCACTAGAGAGCCATCTCTAGTCTGTTCTAGTGGCATAAAGCCAACTGAGAACTTGTTTATGACACCATCCTTGAGGAGAGTGTAAGCCTCTTGCCCTCTAGGAGTGTCGCTAATCATGGCACGGATTTCAAACCCTGCCTCAGTGTCTCTACCCTCAAGAATCTTGCCGATAGGTTCTGAGTGTTGCCAAAATAGTTTGACATCCTCAACTGAACGGATTGCACCTGGAGCGAACTTCTCTTGGTAACTGCCAATGTCAGCGACCTGACCATAAGGCACAGCGATACCAACTACTTCTCTAGTGTCAGCCTCAAGTCTTACCTCGAAACTTCTAATTTCTAATTCGGTCATGCTAGACCCTCTTTCCTTCTAACTTCATCAGTTGTCATGAACCCTGCTCGAATGGCAGTCTCATACATGTTGAAACGGTTAGCCATGTCTGCTTTGAACAGACCCTCAAAATTGAACTCAGCTCTAGTGCCTCTTGGCAGACACTCACTTAGAGCGTCACCGATTGCATCGGTGTAAGCCATGATGGTGTGACGGTAGAACACTTGGTTCTCGTCTTGCAGGTTAGTGTAAGTGTCACTAGATCCATCAACACCAGTTAGCAATAGTCTCGCTGGAACACCGAATAGTCTGGCAATAGCCTGGACCTGCTGAATCTGCACGTCAGTGAACATTGCATCTCTAGGGTTTAGTTGGACAGTCTGCCACTCAAAGCCCTGACCTAAAACCGCGACTTTACGCTCAGACTGCTTGGCATGCCATCTCTCAGTAATCTCGTTAGCGTCCTCGCTGGAAATAGGCTTATCGCTCTTGAGGATTCCTGTTGGAATACCGGCTTGACCAAACCAGTTAGCTGCATAGTTTCTTAGGTCGAGAGCTGCAGAGATGTCTTTGTTGCAAGCGTCAATAGGACCAAGTGAACGGAGATACCCTGCTCTAGGGAATAACTTGAGGTGCTGGATGTCAGTTGTAGTTGTCTTAACCACTTGCTGATTAGTGACCTGATAGTCGTAATAAACTTTGCCATCTGGCTCTGAGCGAATAGTCACAGCGTTCGATGGAATCAACGTCAAGTTGTTTACTGCACCATTAGAGCCGTAAGATTTCAACCAGAATGCATTACCATCAAGTGCCAGAGAGACCACAGTCTCAAACAAAAAGTTACGACGAGTGTCAATGTAGTTAGGTTTGTTTACCAGAACTGGATTCTCGATTGGAACTTCAATACCGGTCGCATAGCGAAAAGTATTCAAAGGCATCTTAGAGATTGGTGTAGCGATGATCTGTATAGACCTATAAACCGCTGTAAGAGTTAGAGCTTGATTCTCGCCAACAGCGTAGTCAGAACGGGTAGGCCAAACTGGAGTAGTCGCACGCTGTTCACGGTCTCTACCCAAAAGCCTGTCAAATATGCTTGCCATTGGTCGAAACCTATACCACGCCTAAGACAAAGTCAAAAAACTTGCAATTCAAAATTCTGGTGTGTCGCACTAACATAAAGTGCCATAACCGTTGCCATCAAAGCGTCAATGTCTCCAAGAGAATCACGCCTCGAAATGAACCAAGTTTCACCAGCATATTTAGCAATACCTTTAGGTGACTGCAATTGAAGTAATGGATCATTACGGTGTTTGACACTGCCAGCCGTGAACATCGCATAAACCGTCGAGCAAGCTGAACTAATCTCTTTCGTCCACAACTGCCAGACCGGTAACCCATCCATCTTTAGACGTTTCGCCAAGTTAGGCATCTGTCTGTCATCTATCGCAATACCCTGAATGTTTCCCCTGGCATACAAGTCTCGGAGTGTCAGATAAAGTTGCTGTTCAGTAGCACCAGCGAACCCCTGCACCAACTCAGTTTCATAACTGCCATCATCACACTTTCGAGCAGCTGCAATGGTCGCATATTCCCAATTCTTAGTTCTATCAACTGCCAGAATTACATTCTCTTGGACGGTGATACCATCTCCAGCACTTCGAGCGAAAACATCAGATGGCAACCATGACTGAGCTGTGCCCTGAATGAACTGGTTTAGTCGATAGCGTCTAGCCTCATGTTCAGGGATGGAGCGAATGTCTGAGAGCACAGTATTGAGATCTAAACGCTTGGCGTCAATAGATGGATTGGCTCTCTTGAGAGCAGTAGGGTCATCAACTTGAGAACCCTCTGGTGCTTGCCAACAAAAGAATCCGAAACGCTCTAAGTCCTCGTCACCCTGAGCAGCTGCAGTTCCAAGTTTGTAAAGGTCTAATAGCGTCTCACTTGACTGGTCTCCAGCAGTAGTAATACCAATGACCATGCCGTCTTTCTTTTGAGCGGTTCCCAGAACAGCTGCAGACCACATTCCCTTTTTGGCGAGGTGCAATTCATCGAACAAACAAAGAGACATCGGGATTCCCTGAAGTGCAGATTCTTTAGCAGCTTTGACATCGTAACGGCCAGAACCATCCAGCGTAGTGATACCTCGTTGCTCAGTTGCCTTTTTGAAACGCTTTTTCAGATACTCATTATTTTGGATGGTGAACAGCACTCGGCTATAAATAATTCTCGCTTGGTCAGTTGATGATGCCAAAGAGATCACATTTGCACCCTGCTGATGGAGCAACAGTCCATAGACACCGAGAATCGCACCTAACAAAGATTTACCATTCTGCCGACCCATGCTGACTACCACCTGACGGTAACGGAGTTGTCCAGGATACTTAGGATGATTCGGTGGATAACGCTCCAGCACATGCCTCAGCAACCACTTCTGCCATTCATCCAGTTCCAGACCATCCGGTTGCTCAGGTGACTTCCACGCCAACTTGACTAACTCAATGAGCTTGTCACCGTCAGTAAAAAATTGACCTCGAGACTTGGCTAACGGCTTAGTCCAGATTGCTGGCAGTCGGACACCATTAACTAAGTCTCGGCTCATCGTTTGAGTAAAGCATCTAATGGATCAGCGGAATCCGTGTCACCAATAGAACGCTTCAATTCCAGATAAGTTTTACGAAGTTCTGCAGCTGTGCTCGTATTCGCTTTAGCATCAAAGTCCTCAGCAAGTGACAGACAGATTCGAGCAAGAATCTCCTGGTCTAACGTCAGCTTGATTTCAAGCAACCATCGTTCTAATGCAACCTTTACCATCTCAGTTCCTCTCCACTGGATAATCTAGCCATTCCATCTTAATCCGAGAACTTGCGTGGGATGAAACGGCGACCATAGAAAAAACCCTACCACCACAAGGGAGATGATAGGGCTTATTCTGATGGCTCAATTTTCAGGACTATTGCCATCTCTCACTCAGGAAGGACACCCTGACTAAGTTTGTGTCTCTCTTGTAACCGTTACATCTACGGCACATGGATTGGAGGTTGCTTATGTCATGGTTAGGTGGATCACTTGCAATCATGTGGTCTATGGTCCAGTCGCTACCCTCTAGGTCTTTACCACAGCGTGCACAGATAGGTTCGAGGATGGTCTTAGC